CCGGACGCAGATGAGACTTCCCATGGCTATCTTAGCATGGAGGTCTATAGGGCAAGGACGGTAGTACTGTGATAAAGGGTGACATAATTTTAGCAAGAAACAAGGGGATGTTATTTGATAAGATAAGAGAAGCAATGGGATCAGAATACGATCATGTTGGAATAATGATTACTGAGAACACTCTTATAGACGCAACACCAACAAGCGGGGTAGCAGTAAGAAGCTTAGAAGTTTTTAATGGGCTAGACGTGCAAGCATACAGATTGAAAGATGAATATAGTCCAAATATAGACAAAATGGTAGAGTATTGTCTAGATAAAGTAGGTAGCAAATACGATATTTTACAAACAATTTGCCTTTACTTTCTCATGATACTGGGAATAAAGAAGACTCTAAATCCTATTGATGTAGGAAATGCTTTTGTGTGTAGCGAACTAATAGCTCAAGCAGCGGTATATTCAGGGTTTAATTTTGACGAGAGTATGGCGATAGACAGAATCACTCCGGCCGATATAGCAGGGTCGGACAAAGTAATTAAAGTAGGAGAAAGCAATGCCTAAAATACAGTTAATTACAGACGGACACCCAAACAACACGACACTGATAATAGACGGTGTTGACGTTACGGATGAGTATACGGTAGGGTGGATAACCTTAGAAGCTTTTAGTCATGATCCTCTGGAAATAAAGAGGCCGTACTTTAAGCTTCAATATGGTATTATAGAAGACAATCCATTAGATCAGAAAACGATTGAGACAGCAGTAAAGACGATTGTTGTTAAGCCTGACGATGCTGGTGGAATGCAAACATCGATAGAAAAATAGGAGGTAATCATGGCAGGAGCAACTATGGGCGGAGCCGGTCGTGGCGGCGGAACAATATACGACCCCAGGCAAAAGGCCAAGGAAAAGAAAGGAAAGACGGGTTACTGGCCATCAGTCCAGGCTGACCTAAATAAACAGTCGGCTGCAAAGGCCAAGGGAAAGTCCGGTAACTCAAAAAAAGTAGGGAGATAATTATGAAGAAGGTTATAGACTTATATGATAGCTTCCCTATCTCTACTAAAGTGAATGAGGGAAATAAACAATTTGTTTTTTCAGACTCTGGTGACGTAAGAAGCGGAACAAGCCTAATATGCAATGTAGCTGCGTCTCACGCTGGGACGTTGATAAATAATAGGATATACCCACCAGATAAGATGAGTAAGGGCATAAAAAGCTGGACCTCTCCCTATAAAAAGCCAGTACTTGTCAACCACGACGAGGAAGGGGCTCCAATAGGAAGGGTTATTAAGGCAAAGTATGTCAAAACTCCTAAAGCAATGGACGGTAAGGAATACTCTCCAATACTTAAGCCCACAGAGGGCTATGGATTTGTAGATCTTACAGTAAAGATAACAGATCAAGAGGCCATTCAGAGAATTATGGATGGCAGATACGAAACAGTATCTGTGCGCATGAGCACTGATCACGCTTATTGTTCTGTGTGCGATACCGACTGGGCAGATGAAGGACCGTGTGAACATTCGCCTGGCAAGAAGTACGATGGAAAATTAGCTTATATGACTACAGGTGACTTGACCTACCGTGAGGTATCTTTCGTAAATATACCCGCTGATGAATTTGCAAAGGTGGAAGGGGCCACATTTGAAGATCAGAAAGGTGGAGATCCCGTGGACGTTAAGATATATGCTAATAACGCAGAAGAAAAATTTCTCTGCGATATGAACGATGAAAAACATAGCAATCTATATGATTATTTAAGAGGTGGATACGACGAAGAGGAAGACACAATCTCCCACCTCATTGATAAGGCTATTACGAAAGACGGTGAATCAAAGGAGGCTCAGATGTCAAAAGAACAAGATCTGACCAAAGACCAGCTTGTCGAAATGGATTCTGTAAAAGAACTGATCCAGGAGGCAAAAGACGGAGTCGCCAAGGAATGTGAAGACCAACTTAAGCAACTTAAAGAGGAATGTGAGAAAATCACGAAAGATTCTTCTTCTGAGGACCTTACGAAACAGTTGGACGAGGCCAGTGAAAAGCTTAATGCTGCCATTGATGCCCAGACAGCTTTGTCGAAAGAAAAAGAAACTATTGCCGAAGAAAGGGACAGTCTGAAAGAAGAGCTCGGCAAAAGAGACGAAGAAAGAACAACACTCCTTGATGAAAACGTTTCTCTTAACTCTGAACTACATAAATTAAACGCCGAAAGGTTGTTTGACCTTAAATCAGAACTTAAGAAGCCAGACGTAGCTGGAATTAAGACGATCGAAGATCGCGACAAGAAAGTTGATGAGTTTGCCCAGAGAAGTATTGAATCTCTCAAGGATCAGATAGGCGATCTTATTGTAGAGAAAAATGCAACTCCTGGAGCCATCAAAGCGTCTGTACAAGTTAGCAATCCAGGCGTAGAACACGAAGACAGTGGAGTTAAAACAGATAAGATAAAGACAAAGAAAGAAACTAAGATTGAAACTCTCGATAGACTATTCAACGCCAAGAAAGACGCAGAATAAGAGAGTTTTATTAGGTTAATTAAAAAGGAGGATTAATAATGGCTCAAGATAGATCAGCTAACCAGAATGTAAACAGGATTCCTCGCGGCTATGAAAGAACACAAGGGCTGCTTGAAATCTCAAAAGGTGAAAGGCCTGCACTGGAGCTTAAACCCGCACAGTATCTTCATGTTATTAGAGAAGATAAGTACCTGGAAGACTGGGTAGTTATTGAAGCCGGCACAATCGTTTCCGTTGACCCAAGTGGTTACCTCGTTCCTTGTAACGGGTTCCAGCCACAAACCATCACATATGACACCAATGACGTAGGTATTACGGTTGACATAGATGATGCTGGGCACGATACGTACGTTTCAGCCGCCGGTACTTCAAGCGCTGCAATAGCAGGCAACAGGCCTGTGGGTGTTGCTCCATACGACTACTACCAGAATCTCAATGCTGGTTTTGGTTCGGCCGGTGCCACAAAGTACTTGAACTACCAGATACAGGATAAAGTTGCCATACTCTGTGATTATCTCATAGAGGTTCCTGTGCATGCCGCTGCGGATGCTAGTGGTATAATTGTTGCCGGTGACCTTGTTCAGTCGAACACTGCCGGTAAGTTCATCAAGTGGGTAGACGGTGCTTCAGACGTTTCCCAGATAGTTGGACGTTGTATTCAGAGAGCGACCGTAACTGCGGTTGATCACCTGGATAAGGTTCAGACAGTACCAGGTCTCGGTCTTTCCGGGTCTGCTACACAGGGTGTACCGAGCCACTTGTATGATTATACAAATGACACTCCGTATGCTGAGAAGTTGTTGATTCAATTGATGGTAGCATAAGGTTTAGCTATCATTCATAGTTCTAGAAAAAGGAGGAACAATCGATGGAAGACAAGAACAAGGTAGGTAAGATGGAAGTAACTGACGAGATGATTGACCAGGTTATGGTTAAAGTCTCAGAGAAAATGGAGAAGAAAAATTCTGCTCCAATTACTCGAAAAGTATTTTCCGATCCTACCCTGCAGGACAAATACGAGAATGCCTACAAAGTATGGTCGAATAACGGTTTTGAAAACGTAGAAGATCAGTTCGATCCGACAAAGAAAGATCAGAAGATCACCTATGGTGACCTGTGTGATGCTCTTTCTACACCGGACGCGTCGATCTTGATACCGAAAGTTATTTCAAACATCGTTAAAGAAGCTATAGAGCCGCTTCTCGTTGGTACAAGTCTTCTCCAGACAATCAGATTTTCTGCTGGTCAGCAAATTACATTTCCAGCTGCTGGCGCATTCACTGCCGAAGATATTCCGGAAGGCGGAGAATACCCAGAAAGAAAGCTCGAAGTCGCTGGTACGGTTACAGCGTTCATCGGGAAATCTGGTGTTAAGGTGAGAATTACCGACGAAATGCTCAGGTATTCACAGTATGACGTTATGGGTATGCACATTCGTGCAGCCGGTCGCGCAATGGCAAGACACAAAGAGACGAAAATATTCAACATGATTCTCAATGAAGGTGTCACCGTGTTCGACAATAACGTAGCCAATAGGCAAACATCCGGTAGGGCTTCGGACGGAACAGGTAATGGTACTATTACACTCGACGATCTTCTCGTTATGTACTCGAAGATAGTTGAAAAAGGTTTCATACCGAACGCACTGCTCATGAGCCCGCTTGGTTGGCTCGTGTTCGCAAGGGATCCAATTTTGAGGGCCTTCGGGTTCGCAAATGGCGGTCCGATATTTAGCCCACTCCAGGGTCAGCCTGGTTTGGCTAGACAGTGGTACCAGGGCGGAAATAACGTTGGTCCAAGCGCGGGGGCTCCAAACATAGCCACCACGTATGCCAATGTTCCAAATCTGTTCCCTGCGCCTCTTAGGATAATCGTTAGCCCGTTCTGCTCATATACATCTGCAGTGGGCTCCACCCCGGCGAAGACCGACATCATGATGGTTGATACCAATGAACTTGGTATACTCGTACTTGATGAGGACATCACGACCGAGGAATGGGACGATCCTAACAGGGATATACGTTCGATCAAGTTCCGTGAAAGGTACGGTCTTGGGATCCTGAACGAGGGTCAGGCAGTAGCTGTGGCCAAGAATATCAACATAGTTCGTGCATACGACCTTGATGATAAACTTATATGGCAGGCTGGTTCTGGCGCTCTACCAACGATCAATCAGAACGGAGTGTAACTTATACGAAATAACTGGTGAGCGGGGGGAGCAATCCCCCCACCACCGATCTTAGGAGGAATGAAATGGAAATAAAGCGAGGTACTCGAGTAAGCCTCAATAAGGCAATAAGAAATTACTACTTTCAGGGCCCAAGTGGAATAAACCTAAGGGCAGATATCGAAGAGACTGCAATAATACCTGACAATATTTCTGAGAGAAATTTAGAAATAATAAAGCGTTCGATAGAAACTGGACACCTCTTTTTGGGGTGGGCACAGGAACCGGCGCCAGAGGTTAAGTATAAAGAGGACGACAAGGGATTGCTAGAAAAGGGAGTTAAGAAAATGATACCTTTTCTAGAGGAAATAGCTAAGACCCCAGGAAGAGGGGACGATGCCCCAGTTGCTAGGCTAGAAAAACTATTACTATTAGAACAGAATGGAAAAAACAGAAAGACTGTTACTGAGAAAATAGAAGAGATATTAGGTAGCATGAGCGGCATATCCTCCATAATAGAAGAGGAAAAAGAAAAAATCCAAATAAATATAGTATAAAAGGATAAAATATGGCTGCCCCAAATATTACGTCGACATTTCCGTTAAATAATCAGACAAATGTTTACATAAATCAGTTGATATATGTATACTTTGATGTGGCTATTCTTGAGTCAAGTGTTAATCCAAACACATTTCTCATGTATAGGTCTACAGATTATAGTCAGATTGAAGGCACGACGCAATACGATAGTTCTGAAAGGAAGGTTACGTTTGTGCCGGGGAAAGTCCTAGACACCGACACGGCATATACCTTCATAATAGTAGGGGCAGATCAGTCTGAAGACTGCGTAAAGAGTGACACGTTAGAGTCTCTGGCAACGTCAGAGGCACTACAGTTTGTTACCGGAAGCGAGGTTTATCCAGAGCCACAGCCAACGCCACAGGAAATAGATCAGGAGGACCAGTTTGCTCCATCACCTACGATACAAGTCCTAGACCCGGTAGTGGATCCAAACTTTTCGGTACTGACAACACACCCCATAAATGGTTCGTCAAACATAGGGCACGCACTTCCTTCGGGATTATGCTCTATAACACAGGCGTCCGGAGTACCTCTTCCATATACTATTCCAGTTGAACTGGCTATCAGTCATCCAAATCCATCTGGATTTTATACCATATCAGTTACATTTAATCAGGAT